AAGATTCGCGACCCGGAAATTGGGAAAAAGATAAGCGCTGCCAAGAAGGGAAAGAGGCAGTCCCCTGAATCTGTGGCTAGGCGTGCAGCAACGCAAAAAGCTCTATACGCCACCCCGGAATACAAAAAGATTCTCAGCGCCGCCTCTATAGGTCGATCCCATACCGAAGAGGCGCGTGCGAAGATTGGCGATGCGCACAGGGGGAAGGTGCTATCTCCGGAGACGCGAAAGAAGATTAGCGATGCCCGAACGGGAAAGGCCCTCACACCCGAGCACAGGCTAAAGATAAGCGAAGGTCTTAGGGCGAGAAGATCCGCAAACCAGCCGGAATTGAACCTCGATAGTCATGTCGACTGAACGTACTATATGGCAGTTGGGTTTCCAGATAAGTCCCATAATCCTGACGGGTGGTTTGGCGAAATTCATACCTGGCGGGATGCTACCGATTGTTGCGCTCACACAGACTGGGAATTTCGCACTGGGGCTGCTGCAAGGAAACGTCAATCTGAATCTGGATTCGTTCTTTGCGCAGTTCCGGCCGCTTCCGGGAACCTCGCTCGTCAACAATCAGATCGGCAAGTATCCCTTTGCCAATCAGGCAGTCGCGGCCAATGCAATCATTGCGCAGCCTTTGAATGTATCGCTGCTGATGGCGTGCCCAGCCAATTCGCAGGGCGGGTACATCTCGAAGCTGATGACGATGAGTGCGCTCAAGGTGGCGCTTGACGCGCACAATTCGGCGGGCGGGACGTACACCATCGCAACGCCTTCTTACATCTACACAGGATGCATTCTCACGAATCTGCGCGATGTTTCGCAGGGAAACGGTAAGCAGGTTCAAACGGAATGGCAGTGGGACTTTGAGAAGCCCCTGGTGGCGCAAGCTGATGCCGCGCAAGCGCTTAATGGACTGATGGGAAAGATCGGCGGTGGCCTGCCTTTTAGCGGGCTCCCAACATGGTCTGGCATTGAGTCTGCAATCGGCAGCGTGGCAAGTGGGATCGGTAGTCTGGCAAGCGGATTGGTAGGGGCAGTCGCAGGCGTAGCGCCGACGCCAACTAGCACTGTGGCGGTAACCCCATGACGACATACATTCCGTTCGCGCCATCCAGTGCATCAAACTTTCAGTTCCAGCCGACGCTTGATGGTCAGCAATACACCGCCATCGTTACATGGAATCTGTTCGGGCAGCGCTATTACCTGAATCTGTATACGACGCAGAACGTCCTGGTGTTGTGTGTGCCGTTGATAGGCTCCCCAGACAACTACAGCATTTCCATGGTATCCGGGCACTTCACATCCACATTGGTGTATCGAGTCTCGAGCGCGCAGTTCGAAGTGAGTCCGTGAGATGCGTTATTACGATGTGCAGATTAGCGACCCCGCCACCGGGAGCATCGTCAAGCGCTTCACGTCAATTGATCAGGCGAGCGGCTCGACTCTGCCCGGCGCGCTCAATATCGAGATTGACGTTCCGATCTATACCTATGATGTACCGGCCGGTGCCGCATTCCTGCGAGTATGGGGAATCGCCCTGACGGACATAGGACAGTCATCGAATTTCAACGGGAAGACGATCAAGATCTTCGCGGGCATGGCGAAGGGTCTACCACTGGCCAATCCCGCGCAGGCCGGTTTGATAGCGCAAGGAAGGATCTTCCAGGCATTCGGAAACTGGCAGGGCATCAACCAGACACTCGATTTTGTCTTCTACGCAGATACTGGCAGCGCTGAGGCACCGCAGAATCTGGTACTCAATTGGAAGGCCGGCATGCAGTTGAGTGTGGCCATTTCCAATACCCTGCAAACAGCTTTCCCCACTTATAAGCAATCGATAAGCATCAGCCAGAACCTTGTTCTGGCCCATGATGAACCAGGGGTGCATCAGTCCCTGACACAGTTTGCGGGTTACATCAACACAATCAGCAAATCCATCATCGGCGGGACGTATAGCGGCGTCAGGATGCTGATCCGCGATGACACGTTTCTGGTGTATGACGGCACAACGCCGACCACGCCCAAGCAGATCATCTTCACGGATGTGATAGGCCAGCCAGTCTGGAAAGATTTCGCGACGATAGGGCTTTACTGTGTTCTTCGGCATGACATTCAGGTTGGGGACTACATTGTTTTGCCCAAGGCCCAGGTGACCACAACAGCGCAGTCCTATCCTGCGTACCGGAATAATCTCGTGTTTCAGGGATCGTTTCTGGTGACTCGCGTGAGGCATGTCGGAAACTTCAGGGACCCAGATGCAGCATCGTGGGTTACCACGATCGATGCGGTGACAACTTAATGGACCATCTTCGAACACCGCTCGCTCCGGCATTGACCCAGTTTGCCGAGAAGATAATCAACGACGCGTTCCAGTTGACCGGGAAAGGCCTGCCATGCTCGGTAGCGGCGGTCTCCGGTTCAATTGTCACGGTCAAGTTCGAGGTGAACAGCCAGTTCACGCTGCCAGAGGTGACGGTCCCTCTGTTCGGGCCGGAGTACATCCGCTACCCGATTCAGGTCGGCGACAAGGGCGCGGTGATCCCATTCGATGCCTATCTTGGCGGGGTGAGTGGGCTTGGCGGAGGTGTGGCGGACCTAACGCAGCGCGCGAATCTCTCGACACTCGTTTTCCTGCCGGTGGGAAACAAGATCTGGACGTCAGTTGATCCGAATGCAGTGACAATCTACGGCCCCAATGGCGTTGTCTTGCGAGACACAAGCAGCAATTCGATCGTCACCCTGACGCCGACGAGTATCACTGTTGTTGCGCTGAACCAAATTCAAATGAAGACGGGCTCGACGACGCTGACGATCACGCCGACCGGATGGAGCATCGCGGGCACAAATGGATCGCTTTCGGATGGAGCTCACACGACGTCGGTGACGTTGATGAATCAGGTATGGGCGGCGCTCATCGCCTTTCTAAACGGACACATTCATTCGAACGGGAACGGCGGCGCCAACACAGGCGTGGCAGTGACACCGTATAGCGGCGGGAGTATCGCACCATGAGCAATCGTCGCACGTATGGTCGTGTCGTCAACGCAGATGGCACATACAAATGGACGCAAGTCAGCACAGATGCAAACGGAAATTCGGATGCGGTCTATCTGACTACGCTTATTCAATGCCTGAAGTTGAATTTGGGTGAATCACCGTTCTTTGCGAACTATGGCATCCCAGCGCATCCGTCCGTTCTGACGCAGGTATTCCCAGATTTCTACGTGAACCAAACACAACAGCAATTCGCACCGTACTTCGCAAGTCTGACCATAACCAAGACCAACTCGACGACGCCGACATACAACATTCAGGCCATCACGCACAACGGCGCGACGATCTCGGCGAGCATCCCCGTCTAGTCGCCGCGAGCCAGCCTGACGTTCCGGGTGTTCATGGCGGTGTTTTCTTTCGTCAAGTGGACGACCCAACAGTCGGGGCAGATCCATTCGGCCGTCCGCGGTATCTGCTCAAGGAAGTATCCGCAGTCGTGGCATCGATTGGCGTTCGGGTAATCGCGGCTCTCGGCCAGTTCGGGTTCCGGCTCGGCCATGCCACGAAAGCGTGGGTAATGCGTCTGCCCCGCGTAGAACGCCCTGAAGTCTTTCTCTAGATCTCGCAGCGCCTCATCAAGTGACTTCAGTGGTGCAGCCGCGAGAAACCGGTATTCCTTCAGTCCGGAAATGACCCTCAGAGCACTGACTGTCTCCGGATAACCGATCTGCGTCTGACGCCAGTACCACGCGTCAGAGCGCAATCGCAGCATGTAGTTGTAGACAAAACGCACGCACGCGGCCACGCGGGTCATGGATACGCCATGCTCGCCGGCTGGACGGATTGCGTGCGCTTTCATTTCTCAGATTGAGGGAGGAATCCTTCAGTTTAGCCCGAATTCTCCATGACCGATCTCGTAACCGTGCCGCCGCTGGTGATGACGTCAGCCGGCCCGCAACCGCAATCGCCGACGAGCCTGAATTCCCAGCTGATCGCGCTGGCAACACAGCTCTCTCCGGGGTTGACTTCCGATCTTCCGGGTTCGCTCATCGAGGACATTTCTAGCACGGATACAGCGGCGCTGGCAATGATTGACCAGGCGCGCGCCGATCTCATCAACTCCCTTAGCCCGTTCGCTGCCAATCCATCGTTGCTCATTCAGTTGGGGGCAATTTACGGTGTTCCGCAAGGCATCGGATCGAACACATCGGTCTATCTGGTCTTTAGCGGGCCGGTCGGCTACGTCGTGACCAAGGGTTTCACCGTTAGCGACGGCACGAACCAATACATCGTGCAAGACGGTGGAATTGTTGGATCGGGCGGAACGACCATTCCGCTTTTTGCGGTTGCGGTACTTGCTGGAACATGGGCCGTTCCGCAGAACACGGTCAAGCAGCTCATCACGTCAGTTCCATCCACCATTACGCTGACAGTCACGAATCCGAACCCCGGAACACCGGGGCTATCAGCGCAGTCCGAACAGGACTACCGTTCGCAGGTATTGCAAGCCGGTCTTGCCTCGTCCCAGGGCATGGCGACGTACCTGAAGACGTTGCTGCAAAAGGTCTCGGGCGTGCAGCCGAACCTGATCTCTGTGCAGCAGGGCACAGGAACGGGGTGGCGCGTTATCTGTGGTGGCGGCGATCCCTACCAGATTGCGTATGCAATCTACTCGGCATTGTTCGACATCTCGACGCTGGTCGGTTCGCAGCTCGCCATCACGGCGATGACCAATGCCAATCCCGTCGTCATTACGACAAACCTGAATCATGGCTACACCGCAGGACAGACGGTCACGGTCACGGGAGCCACGCCCAACGCGTACAACCTGACGTACACCATTACATCGGTCACGGCGACGACGATCACGACAACGACGAACGGAACGGGATTCGGCGCGTACTCGAGCGGCGCAACTCTTTCGCCGAACCCTCGGAATGTGACGGTTTCGATCAACGATTACCCAGACCAGTATCAGGTCACCTTAGTCAATCCGCCCCAGCAGGCTGTATCTATCACGGTAACGTGGAACACGATATCGACGAATTTCATTTCGCCTGCAGCAATCGCACAGCTCGCCCAACAGCCGCTGGCGAACTATGTGAACGGAATCCCGGTAGGCCAACCAATCAATCAGTTTGAGTTGCAGAACGTTTTCCAGACGGCTATCGCCTCGGTAATCCAGCCTCAGCTTCTAACGCGCATGGTCTTCCAGGTCATCATCAATGGAACCATTGTTTCTCCCAATACGGGAACGGGCATCTACGCATCTGATCCGGAATCTTACTTCTACACGACTGCAGCCCAGATCACAGTCAACCAGGGATAA